CATCCGTGAACAAATACAAGCGGGAGTATGACAGTTAATAAAGTGGCACACACTGACTACACACTAACCAATTATCCTTTATAATAAAGTATATCAAGCAAAGTTTTAAAACTATGTATTCATCAAAAAGAGTAATCCGACCAAACGACGAAGTGGTTCGTTACTATTGCGACAACGGATATGGTTTATCAGTTGCATGTCATGAACATTCTTACGGAGGGAAAGAAGGTCTTTATGAGATTGCACTTTTAAAGGGAGACAAACTACACTACGACGACGAGTGGACTGACGTTAGAGGTTGGTTAACCAAATCCGAAGTTTGGAGTTGGTTGAGAATTGTTTCAGAATATTAAATCATTGTTAAGGGGGTCACAGTTACCCCCATTATCCTCTATAATAGAGTTATACACCACCACAAGGAGTTCTTTATGTACACCACCGAACAATTTGACAAGGACGTTGAAGGTTTGAGAGCATTAATCAAAATGTGTGATGATTTTGAGAAGGAGGAGAATGAGAAGGCAGACAGGTTAATTAAGCAGATTAACGGAGAAAATGCCTACTACTGGAGGGCATACTAATGAATAAGAAATACATCGTTGAAAACCTTGAATTTGATACAAAATTCAAAACTGAAAAAGAGATAGAGGATCTCAATTTCAAACGAAACAATGCCTATGGAGTTTGGGATGCTGAAGGCAGAAATGAGGATGAGAGAGTAAACAACCTCTTTAATAAGGTTCAAGACTACATGGGAGTCTATCTTTGCTCCCTTGAGTATTGTAACAACCGACCTCACGCATTGACAGCGTTCAAGTAGACAGTTCGCAAACTGTCACACGGGGACTACAAAAAGTCCCCGTTAACCTTTATAATTGAAGTATACAAAACAAATTTTAAAATTATGTTTCAAACAGCAATCAACCTCACAGACACACCAAGAACAGAATACAACGGATGGTCAGATCGGACAACTTGGAATTGTGCGTTGTGGATCGGTAATGATGAAGGTCTATACAACTGGGCAAAAGATATCAGAGACTACGGAAACTTTATTGAAGCAATGCGTGAGTTTGGCATGAACAAAACACCCGACGGAGCAAAGTGGGAGGAAGCAGACTTCACCGAAATGCAAGAGATGATGGACGAATTATAAACTGTCACACAGGGGGTCGCAGTTACCCCCACTTATCCTTTATAATAAACGTATACAAAACAAATTTCAAAATTATGTTACCACAAGTTCAAAGAATTTCAGAAAGAATCCTCAAAGTAGACAACTTTGAAAACGTCGCATATGTATGTTGCGATTGGGAAGAGTTCGTTTTCGAGGTTGCAGAGTGGGGAGTTGACCATATATGCGGAGTTGACTTTGATGACCTATCTGATGAAGCAGTTGCTGAGTTAGATGAGTTTATTGCCTCTTTCGGTTGTTCACCAACTGAACCGCATCCTTGTAGCAAGTATGCTTCAGCAAAAGTTTATCAAGGTGCTTAATATGAAAAACCTACACCTTGAACACCCAGAGGACACAATTCTTACAGGTGACTTATCTGTATTAGATGCGTTTTCAAATCGTATGCACAACTCATACTCAGTTAAGATTGACGGTTCACCCGCAATCGTATGGGGAACTAACCCTGAGAATGGTAAGTTTTTTGTTGGCACGAAGTCTGTATTTAATAAGGTTAGACCAAAAATTAATTATAGTGTTGAGGACATATGCAACAATCATAAAGACGTAGGATTGCAATCAATCTTAATACGTTGTTTCCATTGTTTGCCACGGAAAGAAGAAGTGCCTTTCTCAGTGTTTCAAGGTGACTTTATCGGGTTCGGAGGTTATCGTGATTACAAACCGAACGCAATTGGTTATACCTTTGACAAAGTAATGCACGGAGGAGTAGTAGTTGCACCGCATACTTATTATACTGGAAGTACACTCAAGGACATGAACGCAAAACCTTTGACATTCGTTTTGTTAAGTGGTCGTGGTGCGGACTTTATTCAACCTGATGCGTGGATTGTTGATAAGGGTGCGACTATGGATATTGATATGATGATCGGGTTTGCCCGTCAGATTGCAACTATGGTTGAGTTTGCAACACCGAAGGAGGCAAAACAGTTGAAACAGGATTTAAACGCATATATCCGTGATGGTGAAGAAGTAGTTGCGGAGGAGTTCGCAAACTATCAACTTGTTAGACTGTGGTTACTTGTGGAGAGCATTAAGACAGAGTTCACGGAACTTATAAGAGATAATTTCAAATGTGATTGTTGGTTAGGTAAGGAATTAATCAACGGAGAAGGGTACGTTATGGCAGGTAGTCACGGAGTCTATAAGTTAGTTGACAGACAGACCTTTTCGCATTATAATTTTAATATCATTCGTTCGTGACTACAGCAGTTGGGGGGTTGCCGCCCCCCGTATATAAAAACGCACTGGGAACCTAACCTACAAAGTGTTACGGAAGCGTGATAAATGTTGCATTTTATATACAAAAATTTCTCCAGGTATAGATAAACTGAAAAAGGAAAATGAAATCCACCTACATGAAAAAAAATCCCGACGAAATTTTGACTTCGATAGAGACCGATATGGTTACGGGTGAATACTATACGATCATACCAGAATGGATCATGAATGAGATGAACTGGTATGAGGGAACTAAAATAAAATTCAACATCGATACAGAAGAAGTAATCATCACAGAATCAGATGACTAAAGAACCACTTAAGTTTGCAGAGGATCGAATGGAGTACTTTCGAGAGTTTCATTCAGTTGTTGCACCAGTAGTTGTATTGGATGGATATGACTATGAGAGAAGTTATGATGAAGAACCAAGTTTTTGTAAACATCCCGATCAACAATGAAAAACTATCACATCTACCTAGAGGACAAATGTTTGTTCAAGAACCTTAATCAAGAGGAGTTTGAATTGATTTGGGATAAGATATACCGTTCATATTTTAAAGAAGAACTCACATACGTTGAGTGTATAGATGATGCATGTATACAAGGTAAAGTAGAAGAACACTCTTATTGACAATGTATAGATAATAGTGTATTATATAATTATAATTGAACATTAGTATGGCAAAAGGATTTACTGTTAAATCAGCTGCAGCAAAAGCAAAAAAAGAAGCAAAAGCACCAGAGTGGGACTACGATAAAGCAAAACAAATGATAGCAGGTAAGACAGTTGTGTTCTGTCTGCCAGGTCGAGGAGTATCATATACATTTCTAAAGAACTTTGTGACACTATGCTTTGACTTAGTTCAAGCAAAGGCAAGTATACAAATATCACAAGATTATTCATCAATGGTCAATTTTGCCCGTTGTAAATGTCTTGGTGCAAATGTTCTTCGAGGTCCTGATCAATTACCTTGGGATGGTAAACTTAAGTATGATTATCAGTTATGGATTGACTCAGATATCGTTTTTAATGTTGAAAAGTTCTATCAACTTGTATTAATGGACGAAAAGATTGCATCAGGTTGGTATTGTACAGAAGATGGTAAGACAACTTCGGTCGCTCACTGGTTAGATGAGGATGACTTCAAAGGTAATGGTGGAGTGATGAATCATGAAACACTTGATTCGATTGCAAAGAGACAGAAACCATTCACAGTCGATTATGCAGGTTTCGGATGGTTACTGATTAAGCACGGTGTCTTTGAAGATTCACAGATGACTTATCCTTGGTTTGCTCCGAAGATGCAGATATTTGAATCTGGTGCTGTTCAAGACATGTGTGGAGAAGATGTCTCATTCTGTTTAGACGCAAAAGAGGCAGGTTTCCGTATTATGTGTGACCCTCGTATTCGTGTAGGACATGAAAAAACAAGAGTTATATAAGATTACTCATAAAGGTGAGGTTCTTTTTGAGAATCTGACAGAGGAGGAGTACTTTACGAAGATGGAGGAACTGGCAGATAAGTTTTATGCCGAAGGTACACCGCATCCGCTCGAACTTAGAACTGAAATTAAGGAAAATTAATGGCAAAAACGTTTAGCATGGGTAACACAATTGAAACCCACCCGAAAAAAACTCGTCAAGGAAAGGGAAAACACTCGAAATACTCGGCAACATCCCGTAACTCGGCTCGTAAAAGATATAGAGGACAAGGAAAATAGATGGCTTGTTTGATTGCGAATCTACCTTCTTATGAAGTATGGGTAAGAAAAGAGTATTTGACTGATCATAAGAGTGGTCATGGTGAATTTGTAAAAGGAGTATGGGTATCTGCGAAGAGTATACCTGGCCGTGCCTTTTATTTTGAGACATATTTACCCGAATATGCTGCAATGTTCGATAAATTACCGATTTCTGCGTTTACATCAGACCC